GTGTTTCTACCTATGCGACGATCCCCAACAAAATTCAACAGGCTCGTCCTATCCAGATCTATGTCAACCGACAGTCTGGTACGTCTGGGCCTACAGGGTTAACCCTTAATGGCGGGATTACAGACTCCGCGACCATGATTACGCTGAACTCAACTGTCGGGCTTCCAGCCCAGGGTTACGTGAAGATTGGCAATGAAACCATCTTCTATAGCTACATTGTCGCCAACAACTTGATGAACTGCTTTCGTGGGCAGAACAACACCACGGCTGCGGCGCATCTGACAGGAGCTGCTGTAACCCTTACAAACCTGCCTTGCGTGACCCTGTGGCCGGTTCCTGATGATTCCCAGACCTACACCCTAGTTTATTGGCGGATGCGTCGTATACAGGACGCTACGACCGGTGTGGTGGATTTTGATATTCCTTTCCGTTTCCTGCCCTGCCTGACCGCAGGACTGTCGTATTACCTGGCTCTAAAGCTCCCAGAAGGGGTTAACCGGCTTCAGACGCTGAAGGCTATGTACGATGAGGCTTGGGATCTGGCAGCGGGTGAGGACCGCGAGAAAGCGGCTGATCGGTTGGTTCCACGGCAGATGTTTATAACCTGAAATGGGCAATAGGTTTTCTTCCGGCAAAAATTCGATCGCGGAGTGCGATCGTTGCGATTTCCGCTTTAAGCTGAAGGAACTGCGTCGTCTGGTCATCAAGACCAAAAACATCAACATGCTGGTCTGCAAAAGCTGCTGGGACCCGGATCACCCCCAGTTGCTCTTGGGTATGTATCCGGTAGATGACCCACAAGCAGTTAGGGACCCACGACCGGACCGAAGCTATTTAAAATCTGGTCTTAACGGGCTGCAGATTCTTTTAGGTACCGGAGTTTCACCGCAGCAAACAGGCGACTCTTCTGGGGGTAGCCGGATTATTCAATGGGGCTGGTCGCCGGTAGGTGGAGCCAGCGCTAACGATGCAGGGTTGACGCCCAATGACTTAGTGGCTAAAACCTTTGTAGGGACAGTAACCACCTCTTAGGAGTAGAGAATGAACATCAAAACAGTAGCAAAGGCGGAAGCCAAAAAAGCAGTTAAAAGCCACGAGAAGTCGATGCACGGTAAAGGCTACCGCGCTGGTGGCAAGACCAACATGGAGATGAAAAAGCTTGGCCGTGGTCTGGCTAAAGTCGCTAACCAGAAAGCTCCCGTGCGCATGGTGCGTAAGGTAGGTATCTAAATGGCTAAGTTCTCAATGAAAAAAGGCGGCAAAGAAGTTGGCCCAGCCAGCGTCTATGCTGAACCCCACACCATGACAGGTAAAAAAGTTACCGCTGCAGAGCTTCCGCTTCAGGAAAACGGCGTTCGCTACACTGACAACATGAACATGTCGGTGGGTAACATCAACCGTGGCAAGTATCCCCAGGTCAACAAGAATGGTGAGACTAAAATCCGTGGTACTGGCGCGGCTACTAAGGGTGTAATGGCTAGAGGACCGATGGCGTAATGAATTACTCCCAGCTCTTTGAAACGATCAAGGGGTACGTCGAGAACGACTTCCCCAGCACAACCTGGACGGATCCTGCCGGTACGGGTCAGGTTGTGTTCACCCAAAAAGAGCAGATTGATACGTTCATTCAGCAGGCTGAACAGCGGATCTATAACACGATCCAGTTCCCTGCAATCCGCAAGAACATGACTGGAACGGCTACGGCCAACAATAAGTACTTAGCTGTTCCGTCAGATTACTTGTACACCTACTCCTTAGCTGTCGTTGATCCGGTTACAGGAATCTATGAGTACCTGCTGAACAAGGACGTGAACTTCATCCGTGAAGCCTTTCCGTACCCGTTAGTGACTGGTAAACCCACCCATTACGCCAATTTTGACGCCAACACATTTATTCTTGGCCCAACGCCAGATGTTAGCTACACAATGGAGCTGCACTTTGGGTACTACCCAGAGTCTATTGTTACGGCTGGCACGTCTTGGGTTGGGGACAACATGGATGCGTTGCTTCTCTACGGTGCTTTGCTTGAGGCTTACACCTTTATGAAGGGCGAGCAGGATGTAATCGTGGTCTACCAGAAGCGTTACGACGAAGCCTTCATGATGGCTAAACAGCTTGGCGACGGTAAGCTCCGTCAGGACGCCTACAGGGATGGGCAGGTAAGGTACCCCGTTAAATGATCACCCAAACCCAGACCACATCGTTTAAAGAGGAACTCTATGAGGGGGTGCATAATCTTCTCACGGATACCATCATGATCGCGCTTTATAGAGAAGCTGCAAATCTTGGTGCCGACACGACTGTGTACACGACAGAACACGAAGTAACTGGCACTGGTTATGTAGCTGGCGGTAACGTACTACTAGGCGCTACTGTGCAGTCGTCTGGAAATACTGCGTTTGTTAGTTTTAACAACACGACTTGGCCTGGAGCTACGTTTACTTGCCGTGGCGCTCTGATTTATAACTTTAGTAAAGCTAACCGAGCTATTGCGGTACTGAACTTTGGTTCAGACCGTACAGTGACAAATCAGACGTTTACCGTTACATTCCCCGCTAATACAGCGGATAGCGCAATCATAAGGATGACCTAATGCTTTCAGCTTCTGGCGGTGCTTTACTTGGCAACATCAAAGCGATGGGGGTCTCCGGTCGGGGGTTCACGCCTGAAGAACTTGCTGAAAACGCGGTAGACAGAATTATTGCTGTAAGCGCAACGGCTGATCCGGTTATCCGGCAGCAGGCTGAGGCGTTCAAAAACCACATTCGTGCTGTGTTGGTGAGCTACGGGCATCAGTGTATTAGATCAAACCACACAACGATATCTAACCGCCTCCGTGATGCGGGGCACCCTGAATTAACACAACTTTTGGAGAAATAAAATGGCTGGATTTACCACAGCAATGCCAAACAGCTTTAAGGTTGAAATCCTGAAGGCTGTTCATAACTTTTCAAACCCCGGTGGCAACACTTTCAAACTAGCTTTGGCTAAAGCAACGGCCTCTGTAGTAGGTACTTATGGTGCTGCAACAACTAGCTATCTTGATTTAACCGGTAACTCCGACGAACTTCCCAACGGTAACGGTTACGCTACTGGTGGAGCAACCCTTGTTTCTGTCACCCCAGTTCTGGACAGCTCAACGGCAGTCTGTGACTTTGATAACTACACCTGGACGTCGGCTACCTTTACGACTTCTGGCGGCATCATTTATAACGATTCTGCTTCTGGCGACCCTGCTTGTGCAGTATTGAGCTTTGGTGGTGACCAACAGGTTACTTCCGGTGACTTCCAGATTCAATTCCCCGCTCCTGCAGCGGCAACCGCAATTATTCGGATTGCCTAACTAGGGCTGGAATGTGTCAACTTACGACATCGGTTGGGGTGGAGGTGGCTGGGGCATAAATGGCTGGGGTGGTATAGCCCCCGCTTATGAAGTCACAGGCGTTGCCGCAACCGGTGCGGTTGGCACAGTATTAATTCAGGTAACGACCACAGCAGTAGGGGTCGAGGCCACAGGCGCAGTAAATGATGTAGTACCTGCTGTAGCTCCAACAATTACTGGGGTAGCTGCGACAGGGGCAGTAGGCGATGTACAGGCAGTACCGATTCGGATTGTTGTAGTTACTGGGGTTGAGGCAACAGGTGCAGTATCTCCTCCGGCTAATTACTTCATATCACACACGCCGGTTGGTGTTCAGGGCGTTGGAGAAATTGGCGGGTTTATTGTTCAGGTTGATGACATTGTTGTCCCTGATGCCTTGCCAATAGTTGGAACCGGGGCTGTTGGAGATGTACGGTTTGCCATAGATCATGCTGTTACAGGCGTATCGGCAACCGGTGCGGTAGATGATGTGAATACTGAGGTTATGCCTGCAATTGTGGGTGTGGCAGCGGTTGGAGCAGTACAGGATGTAGCAATTTCTGTTAACTCTACCTTTGTGGCGGTTGGGGTTGAGGCAACAGGGGCGGTAAATAGTGATGGGTTCCAGATTGTATATACCCTCACCGGGGTTGAAGGGACCGCCGCAGTTGGTACTGTTATACCGACTGTCATACATGAGCACGATAGCGTAGAGGCGTTTGCTTTAGTCGGGACCGTTACTTTTGTAATCAGTTCAAATGTTTCAGTCACGGGCGTGGCAGGAACAGGAGCAGTAGGAACCGTAGCAATACGGGTTGACAACACGGAGCTAGTTACAGGCGTTGGTGCCACAGCTTCAGTTGGAACGGTTGAAATTGAAGTTGACGACGGAGTTTTAGTAACTGGGGTATCTGGTGCAGGAGCGGTTGGAACTGTAAAATTTGGTGGGTGGACACAAATAAACGACGCACAAAACCCAAATTGGGTTGCCGTAAATGATGCTCAGGTACCAAACTGGATTGATGTGGATGTAGCAGCTTAAGGAATAAATATGGCAACTAATTACACGAACCTACTGGGTTTTGCTCTCCCCACAACGGGAGAGTTATCTGGCACCTGGGGACAGGTTGTTAACGACAGCATTACTGAGCTGGTTGAGGATTCAATCGCTGGTACCGCTTCAGTCAGTGTTACAGCAGGTGATGTAACGCTTACAACTACAGGATCTGGTGCAGCTAACGAGGCGCGATGTGCAATTATTCGCGCTACTGGAACTCCTGGAACTTCTCGAAACATTATTGCGCCAAGCTCAAGCAAAGCGTATATCGTAGATAACCAGTCTGATTCAGCAATTGTTTTTAAAGGCGCAGCAACGGTTGGCGTTACAGTAGCCGCCGGTAAACAGGCGCTTGTAGCTTGGAATGGTTCAGACTTTGTGCAGGTTGGCGCTTCTGCTGGTGGTTCTAACACGCAAGTTCAATACAACAGCAACGGGACTTTAGCTGGCTCGTCAAACTTAACCTTTAACGGAACCACGCTTACTGGAACTTTTTCAGGAATTCTTGGTGCGACCGGCCCCGCGGCAGTAACCGGCACAACGATTACGGCAAACACTGGGTTTTCTGGCCCTCTTAACGGAACGGTTGGTGCAACGACGCCAAACACCGGGGTGTTCACCCAGGTAGACATTACCGCTCAAGGCGACCTGCGATTGCAGGATACAACCGGTGGTGAGTATGTTGCCCTACAAGCTCCTGGTACTCTTGCATCAAGCTACACGCTAACGCTGCCAACTGACGATGGTACAAGCGGGCAATTTTTGGCTACGGATGGCTCTGGAGTTTTGTCTTGGTCCACGGTATCTAGCCCCTCACAGGCAGGTGGTGCGTTGATTGTAAATAACACAACAGCTACGGTCAGCTACACGGTAGCCTCTGGATCTAACGCGTTTTCCGTTGGTCCAATTACCGTGGCGGATGGCGTGACTGTAACAGTAGCTAGCGGCCAGCGCTGGGTCGTAATTTAAGGAGCAAGACATGAGTTCGATTTCAGCAGGAACCTCCCCAAGCACTTCGCTAGTAGCTACTGGTGATACATCAGGTGAGCTTGTATTAAAAACCAATAACGGCACTACTGCTGTCACGATTGGCACTAACCAAGTAGTTACTCTTGCACAACCTCTTCCAGTATCTTCTGGCGGAACCGGCGGCACTTCAGGTGTAAACCTTGCTACTTCAGTGACTGGAACGCTGCCTGTTGGAAACGGTGGAACCGGAGCAACTACGCTTACGTCAAACAATGTCATATTAGGTAACGGCGGATCGGCGGTTCAGTTTGTTGCACCGGGAAGTTCTGGGAATGTCTTAACCTCTAACGGAACAACTTGGACTAGCGCGGCAGCATCAGGTGGGTTGACATTACTTTCTACAGTAACAGCCGACAGTAGCTCTACAGTGGATATTGAAACCGGAATTGGGTCTAGTTATGATTTTTATCTTATTACGGTTCACAATGTTACCACTGACTCTACTGGTATTTTTCAAGCAAGAATAAAAATTGATGGTAGCTATTCAACAGGTAGTAACTATCATGCTATGTCAAATGGTGGGTATTCAAATGGCTCTGGTAATTTAGCTTACAACCAGTCTGGTGCTACATTTTTATATTTAACTCTTAGCAATCCAGGGTCGTTATCTAGCGCGGCTGTTGGTGGCGAATTTTGGTTTGGGAACCCTACAAACACTACCAGAAGAAAAATAGCCAATTGGGTTTTTGGCTGCTGGAACCAAAATGATGGTGTCATTAACACGCTTCAAGGAACCGGAACCATTAACTCAACTTCTGCATGGACAGGAATACGTTTTTATTTTGGTAGCGGCACCGTTGTGACAGGGACATTCCGTTTATATGGATACGCAAAGTAAGGATTAAAATCATGGCACGACATCACATGACTGTTGACGGCCCGGTGCCGTTTACACCGGAAGAAGAGGCTGAATGGGACGCAATGGAGCGTCAGTGGGCGGAGGTTGGCTTCCCTACAAAAATTAGAGAGCAAAGAGATGCTTTGCTCAAAGCTACTGACTGGACCCAAGGAGCAGATGTTCCGCAATCTTTTAAAGATAAATGGGCGCTCTATCGACAAGCCCTTCGGGACGTGCCTCAACAGGCTGGCTTTCCTGACAACGTAACATGGCCAACTAAACCGGAGTAATGACATGCCAGTAACTATTGATGGATCGAATACGCCCACCGCTGGTGGTGTGGGATACGGTGATGGCACCGAGTTAGCGTTTACCGCAGCCGGGTCCGCGGGTCAGGTGTTGCAGAGCAACGGAGCAGGTGCGCCAACATGGGCGGCTGTGCCAACTGTCAACCTTGCAACCGGTGTGACTGGAACGCTGCCTGTTGGCAACGGCGGAACCGGAACAACTACGCTAACAGCAAATAACGTATTGTTGGGCAATGGCACTTCAGCTTTGCAAACAGTAGCACCTGGAAGTTCAGGGAACGTGCTTACTAGTGATGGGACGACATGGACAAGTTCTACTCCTGCGGGCGGTGGAAGTTTAATTTTGGTAACAACCACCACCGGAAGTTCGGTCTCATCTGCAGCATTAACTAGCGGGTTAAATGCAACATACCCTGTTTATAAGTTGTATGTTAATTATACAAATATCGGAAGCAATAGAGATTTGGCTATTAGGTACTATATAGCAGGCTCCTTACAAACATCACCAAGCGGCTACTATAGGTCAAGCATGTACGCTTCCCCTGGCTCAAACTGGACAAATTCTAGTTTTAGCGGATCAGCGTCAATTTATTTTGCGGCTCTTAGCGGGCAGAATGTAAGTCTTGAATTCACAATTTTTACTCCAGCATCTACAACTCGACCTCCTGTTTATTTTGTTGCAAGCAACGGAGTTAGCACAGCTAACAACGGGTATTCAGAATACGGTATGTTTGGATACGACATGTCTTCTGGAGCTGGCGCATTGACTGGGTTTGAATTTAGTTTTAGCGGAAGTTCTGTCAATAATTTCAGCGCCCGCTTATACGGCATTAAGACATAAGGTGACATAATGGCTAGCTATAAAATTACATCCGACAGCTCTGCTCCTGTAGAAATATCCGCAGAAGAACTTAAAGAGCTAAAAAATCTAGGACTTGAGCAAGCAAAAACTCAATACAAAACAGACAGAGCCCGCGCATACCCAGATTTCCGCGACTACCTAGATGGTATTGTCAAAGGCGATCAAGCGCAGGTACAGGCATACATTGATGCGTGCTTGGCGGTCAAAGCAAAATACCCTAAACCGGAGTAAAACATGGCAACGATCATAAACGCAGACACCGTAGTTGGCGGTGCGATAATCACCGGGGATACTTCTGGCGTCCTCGAACTACAGGCTGCTGGATCTACAAAAGCCACGATCAACGGATCTGGATTATCGTTAGCCGCACCTTTGCCGGTAGCTTCTGGTGGAACGGGTAACGCGTTTTTCTCTGTGAGCGGCCCAGCTTCAAGCGCCAAGACCTACACCTTCCCAAACGAAAACATGTCGGTTGGGTACCGCAACATCCCACTATCTGGATCAGCTAAAACCACTTCTTACACACTAGAAGTTGGCGATGTAGGAAAGTACATTGAGGTTGGATCTGGTGGAAGCATTACGATTCCAGACGCAACCTTTTCCGCTGGTGATGTGGTGTCAGTGTTCAACAATACATCAGGAAGCGTGACCATAACCTGCACGATTACTACGGCGTACAAAGGCGGCACAGACTCAGACCAAGCAACAGTAACCCTTCAAACGCGCGGTGTGGCGACTATTCTGTTTATCAGCGGCACCGTCTGCGTGATTAACGGAAACTTAGCATGAGCGGAATACAGAATCTATTCGCGGCTAATTCGTTTGGCCCCCCTCCTGGACAGCAGGCATATACAACTGCTGGAACTTACTCTTGGGTTGCCCCCGCTGGAGTGACAAGTGTTTCAGTTGTTGCTGTTGGCGGTGGTGGCGGTGGTGGTGGCTGGAACGGCGGGTCTGCTATTGGAGGTGGCGGTGGAGGTCTTGGATATCGAAACAACGTATCGGTAATTCCAGGGAACTCGTATACCGTGGTTGTTGGAGTAGGCGGGACCGGTGGTGGGGGTAATTCAACCAACCAAACCGATGGTGGGGAAAGTTACGCTAATTGGGCAACTGTCAATGGTAGAGGCGGGACAAGAGGTAATGTCACGAGCGTGCCGGGCGGAACATACACAGGCGCTGGTGGCGGTAATGGCGGTGCAGCATCTACAACGGAAGGGCCTAATGGGCGACGAGGCGGTGGCGGTGGTGGCGCTGGTGGGTACGCTGGTAATGGCGGTATTGGTGGGCGGGGCACGATTCCACCTGCAAACGGAACTGCTGGATCTGGAGGCGGTGGCGGCGGTGGCGGCGAAGGTGGTTTTAACGGCAACTACTTAGCTGGCGGGAGCGGAGGCGGCGTCGGACTTCTAGGCCAAGGCTCCAACGGCACTGCCGGTATCGGAAGCGACACAGGTTCTGATAAAGGTGGTGGTGGCGGTAGCGGTGGCGCGAATGGTAGTGGCACTAGTTATGGTGGTGTTGCTGGCGGTGCTTACGGCGGTGGTGGAGCTGGAGGTGGAAATGCAAGCGGTACGGCTTTTTCTGGCGGTAACGGTGGTGTAGGCGCAGTCCGTATTATTTGGCCCGGAACTACACGTCAGTTTCCAAGCACCAATACGGGGAATCTGTAATGAACTTATACATTCGTCTCAAGAACGGACAGCCATTTGAGCATCCTATTTTGGAAGACAATTTCCGCGCCGCTTTTCCACATGTAGACCTTAATAATCTTCCAGATTGGGTTGCAAAATTTGAACGCATTCCACAACCAACACCAGGAGTGTATGAAGTTTACGAAGGCGTAACTTACGAGCGCGATGGCGATACATTTAAAGACGTGCATCACGTTCGTGCAATGACTGCAGAAGAAAAGACTGCAAAACAAAATGAGATTAAGTCTGCCTGGGTGGAATACCCAGGATGGGCGTCTTGGACCTTTGACGAAGAAACATGCTCATTTAAACCGCCTGTTTCGCGCCCAACCGACGGCAAACCATATCAATGGGACGAACAAACTGTGTCTTGGGTAGAAATTAAACCGGAGTAAACCATGGCAGAGAAATGGATTCAGAAAGCGGTGAAGAAGCCCGGTGCGCTGCGTAGTGCATTAGGCGTTAAGGCTGGTAAAACCATCCCTGCCAAGAAGTTGGCTGCAGCCGCTAAAAAGCCAGGTAAGTTAGGTTAACGCGCTCGACTGGCGCAGACTTTGAAGAAGATGAAGTGACATGTTAGAAACCCTACTTGGCGGCGTATTTGGTGGCATCCTCCGGTTAGCTCCGGAGGTGTTTAAACTCTTTGACCGGGCTAATGAGCGTAAGCATGAGTTGGCTATGGTTCAGGCAGAGATGGAGTTTGCCAAGATCCGGGGTGAGATTGCCATGCGCCAAGTAGAAGCCGCTATGACTATGGCTGAGATGGACACAATGGCAGAAGCGTTCAAGGAGCAAAGCCGCACCGCCACTGCAGCCGGAAAAGCTGTAGCGGCAATCTCTGCCTTGGTCCGTCCCATGATTACTTATGCTTTTGTGGGTACGTACTTTGCGGTCAAGCTGGCTTCATACCTACTGGCAATAGATCAAAACGGTGACTGGAAAGAAGTGCTGGTCAAGATGTGGACACAAGACGATGTGACCATTATGTTTATGATTATTTCGTTCTGGTTCGTTGGGCGGGTTTATGACCGGGCCAATCGGTGAAGCCCTGACCGTGGCTGCGGATTTATGTCGGCACTTTGAGGGGTTCAGTAGTAAACCCTATGTCTGCCCGGCTGGGTACCCAACGATAGGCTACGGAACCGTCTACAAGCCAGACGGAACCACGGTAACTATGCAGGATGCGCCCATAACCAGGGAAACCGCTGAAGAGTGGTTACTGCACGAACTAAAGAACAACTACATGGCAGGAGTGCTTAAGGCATCTCCCAAGCTGATTACAGAACCAATGGCTCTTGCCGCCATGACTGATTTTGCGTATAACTTAGGTGTAGGACGCTATCGCGGATCGACGCTGCGTCGTAAAATAAACGAACAGAATTGGGACGGGGCTGCAGAGCAGTTGATGCGATGGGTGAACGGCACTGTTCAAGGCGTCTTTGGTCCGCTGCCTGGGTTAATACGTCGCCGCAAAGCTGAAGCTAAATTACTGTGAGCTGACCATGGCCTTTATAAAATTACAGTTTCGACCGGGCGTTAACAGGGATCAGACCAACTATACCAACGAGGGCGGTTGGTTTGCCTGCGACAAAATCCGGTTCCGTTCGGGGTACCCCCAGAAGCTAGGTGGCTGGCTTGCCACTACAACCCAGACATTTGTTGGTGTCTGTCGCCAGATGTTTGGTTGGTTCACCAGCTATAGCGATAACTTATTAGCCATGGGTACCAGCAAAAAAGTTTACATAGAAGTTGCTGGTAACTATTCCGACATCACGCCACTTCGGGCTACTACGGCTCCCGGTGCGGTAACTTTTGCTGCCGATACTGTTGCGCCTTTTAGCAGTACGATTACCGTCACGGATATGGCCCACGGTGCTGCGGCTGGGGACTTTGTAACCTTTTCTGGCGCATCTGGGCTAGGCGGCGCAATTACAGCAGGCGTCTTAAATCAGAACTACGAGATCGCGCAGGTACTCACAACTGATACATATACAATCATTGCCAAAAGCCCAGTTACGGGTTTACCCGTAGAGTCAAACGCATCTGATACGGGCGATGGTGGTCCTGCTGTTGTAGGTGCCTATGAGATTCCTATTGGGTTTGATGTAACTACATATGGCTATGGTTGGGGTGTTGGCACTTGGAGCCGTAGCGCTTGGGGGTCAGGTACTGAGACTCCGCTTGTGCAGTTGCAGCGTGACTGGTGGTTTGACCAGTTTGACAATGACTTAGTGATGAATATCCGTAATGGAGGTATTTACTACTGGGTACGCGGCACTACTGTAAATCCCACAACTGCCTTGGCTACCCGTGCGGTGGCGCTATCTTCTCTACCGGGAGCGAGCGATGTTCCTTCAGAAGCTATGCAAGTTCTTGTATCGCAGAACGACAAACATCTTCTGGCCTTTGGTGCTACCCCTTTTGGGGGTGGTGCTTTCGATCCTCTTCTCATTAGATGGGCGAATCAGGACGATCCTGCGAACTGGACGCCAACCCCAACTAATTCCGCTGGATTCCTCCGAGTCTCGCGTGGGTCTGCGATTGTTCGGGCGTTGGCGGTTCGGCAGGAAATCCTAGTCTTTACAGAATCTCACCTGTACTCTCTGCAGTATCTGGGTACCATTGATGTGTTTGGCCTTCAGGAATACGCCGATAACATCTCAATCATCGGACCGCGGGCGGTTATTTCTGCCAATAACGTGACCTATTGGATGGGTCAGGATAAATTCTTTGCCTACTCTGGACGGGTTGAAACGCTCCCCTGTACACTGCGTAACCATGTGTTCAACAACCTGAACTACAACCAGACTGATCAGATTATCTGCGGCACAAACGAGGGGTATCACGAAATTTGGTGGTTCTACCCAAGCGCAAATTCAAATACAGTCGACAAGTATGTGGTGTACAACTACATGGAAAACGTCTGGTTTTATGGTGATATGCCTCGTACGGCGTGGCTAGATAATCCTCTGCGAACTTACCCTCAAGCTGTAGGCTACGAAAACCTGCTTTTTGATCATGAGCGTGGAGTCGATGCTAACGGATTGCCGATGGAAGCGTACATCCAGTCTTCAGACTTTGATCTGGCTGATGGTGATCAATTTATGCTCAGCCGACGGATTATCCCAGACGTTAATTTCAGCGGGTCTACGGCTAATACCCCAGAGGTAACCTTTGCAATCCGACCCCGGAACTTCCCAGGATCAACCTATCAGCAGGATGTGTTTGATGGGCAACCGGTAGTAGAAAGTTCAGTCAACGTCTACACCGACCAGGTGTTTATTCGAGCACGTGCCCGCCAGATGGCCTTGAAGGTAAGTTCTGAAGACCTTGGAGTTACATGGCAGTTAGGTAGCCCACGTCTTGATGCTAGACCGGACGGACGCCGCTAATGGCAATGGAGAAGTTCCGGGCAGCACCGCTGCCTGTGCCTACCAGACAGTACGATCAGCAGTACATGACGCAGCTCGTGCGTATTCTGGGTTTGTATTTCTCTCAGCTTGACTCTCAGACGCCGAACCAAGCCAACTCGTATCGGGCGCTGCAGTTTATAGGTGGTAATTTTACTGGTGAGTCAGTTACGGCTAACGATGTGACGGCTGGCACATTTACCGGCGGGTCGATGGATGCCGAGTATGGAGACTTCACGACGCTTGTAGGCAATCTAATTCGGTCTGGCTCTTTCCAAGGGGGTGTTGGCGTATTTGACAACATCACTGCATCTCAGGCTAATGCGTCCCTATTTACTGGATCAGGTAGGCAAATAAATTTCCCGCACGGAGCGTTTTCTAGCAGTTTAAATCAGGCGGATGGAAACATAGCTACGGCTTATGCCATGACTTATGACACTACGGATTACTCCTATGGGGTCAGCATTGGCAGTCATACAACCACATTTACCGGATCAATTGCTACAACGACTTTGACGGTTACAGCCAATAGTGCTGGATCTATTTTGCCGGGGATGATTATTACCGGGACTGGGGTTTCTGCTAATACATACATTATTACCCAGCTAACCGGAACGCCCGGAGGTGTTGGAACCTATTCCGTAAGCGTGTCTCAGACAGTAAGCAGCACCGTAATTACTGGAAGCAGGGCGTCAAAGTTAGTGGTTACTTACCCCGGAAGGTACAATATTCAGTTTAGCGCCCAGTTGGTAAACACCGATTCGCAGATTCACGACATAGACATTTGGTTTAGAAAAAACGGGGTTTTTAGCTCATCTGCTGATATAGCGAATAGCAACAGCCAGTATTCGGTTCCAAACAAACACGGAAGCATTGATGGCCACTTAATTGCTGCCCTAAACTTTTTTGTTGACTTAGCGGCAAATGATTACATAGAAATTATGTGGCATACCTACAATACAGCCACAACTATTCAAGCTCTCCCCGCGGTCTCAGCGTCTGGCACAACCCCGGCTATCCCGGCCACCCCATCAATCATAGCCACAGTAGCTTATGTTTCTGCCCCCGTAGCGGCTTTAACCCGTGTAACGCCGGTTGGGGTACCCGCCAGCGGCGAAGTTGGCACCGTGGTTACAGCGGTTGTAACCCCTTGACAGTTCTAGGATAATCCGATCATGTCTAAATCTTCCGCTTACGGACTAGCGTCCCTAAAAAAACAACCCAAACGGTTTGTTACCGGCGGGGAAATTATCGGCATTTACGAAGACCTGTTTGGTCGCCGTCCAGATGACGACGGGCTTAAGTACTGGACCGAAGCGTTACAAGGCAAAACACGTGCTGAAGCATACGCCCAAATTGGTGGCGCTGCTGGTGGTCAAGACGTTAAAGAAGTTGACAGTAAAGAAATTGCTGAGAAAGCAATTAAAGCCGCTTACGAAGAGCAGCTTGGCCGTAAAGCTGATGACGCAGGTTTAAAGTACTACACAGACAAAGTACTTGCTGGCGAAGCTGATATTAATAAAATTAGCGCCGATCTTGATCGTTCAACTGAAGGCTACAACTACGACGCTGAGCGCCTTGTCAGTTCATACCGGCAAAACTTTGGACGTGACCCAGATCAAGCGGGTTTTCAATATTGGATGGGTGAAGAGGACAAAGCTTCCTCTGGCATTGGCGCGTTAAGCGACGCGTTTCGTGCAGCTGCTTCTGGAAAAGATATTGCCGCTGCAGCCGCTGCTCCTGAAGGTGGGTATACATCAATGGATCTCGAAGCACTCCGCGCTGATCCATACGCAGGTCTGTATGCTTCTGAAAACCCATATTTATTTGATCTATCGCCTGAGCAAAGAGCTAATCTGGTTAACGTATCTCAGACTCAAGCTGGGCAATACATTCAATTCACAAACCCAGTTACAGGACGTCCTGTAATTTCTCGCGCTAATCCAGATGGTACGTTTACTAGCATTTCTGGAGACGATGTTCTTCAAGCGGCTAACGTCCGTGGCGCTATGAATTTAGCGCTTAGTTCTGGCGCATTAACTCAGGCAAAATATAATGAGATCGAATCCAAGATCCTTAACGCTCCTGCTGGCACTACGATGCCTTGGAGCGAGATCTATTCAACGCTCAGTGCTCCACAGGCTCGCGTTATTCTCAATAACATGGGTATTCAGATTGGCGAGGATGCGGATCCGGTCGCGGCGTTAGCTGAGTCTTCTGCCCGTAACGAGCTGGTCACGCAGTCAATTATTCAAAATGGTTTGACGCTTGGCACAATCCCTTCTACTCGTTTAATTGGGCAGACAGCACAGGCTACTGGGCAAGCGTATCCGTTTACTGAAGAAGCTATGCGTGCCGCAGTGCCGCGTAATATTTTTTATACGCAAGATACGCTAAATAACTTAGGCACTCGTTTAGGAAATGCGCCTCCTGTCACACGGCAGAGCCTTACGCCTGAGTTCTTTGGCGTAACACCGGGAATGACTAAGAAAGAAGCTGACGATATTTTAGCAATTCGTCCTTCCGGACCAGCGCCGTTACCAACGCCATTCCAAACGTATGCAGATCGTCCTTTACTTGGCGGTGCTGCTCCTGGCGCACCTAATATTCTTGGTATTGCTGCTCCTGCACCTTATGCTGGCGTGCCTGCAACACCTCCACGTCCTGCACTTAATGTGTCTCCGGCTGGGCAAGCAGCGGCAGATGTTCGAGCCACGTTAGAAGCGTCTCAAAACTATCTTGATCCGCGTGATTTTGTTCCGGTTGATAGGTTTAATCCGTTTACTGCTGTCGTTCCAACTACCCCCGGCACTACGGTAATAACACCAACCACACCAACTACTTCTACTACACCAGGTACAACAGCCGGAGGAAGATCTAACGAACCCGGTTCTGAGTATGAAGGCAGACAGGGCGGTTATGTTGGAATGGCTGATGGCGGTATTGCTGGTTTAGCTCAGAAAGTTCAGAGTGCTGGTCGTGGCGACGATACTATGTTGGTCCACATGACGCCTAACGAAGTTGCTGGACTTCAGGCGTTGGCTATGCAGATGGGCGGCTCGGGCACGATTAACCCTTATACCGGTTTGCCTGAGTTTGGTTGGCTGGATAAGGCTTGGAAGAATTTCCTGAAACCTGTCCGCAAGGTGGCTCGCGGTCTTGGCCCAATTGGTACGATTGTTGGCGCCTACTTTGGTGGTCCAATTGGCGCAGCGCTTGTTGCAGGTCTTCAGAATAAAGAAAAGACATTTGATTTTGGGCGTGCTGCAACTGCAGCCGCTGCTACGTATATTGGTGGCAAAATTGTTAGCGGTGTAGGTGGAATGACCGGTGCTGAAGGTGTAACTCCTCCTGTTGGTGGGGAAGTTGCCGGTGCCGCTCCTCCTGTTAGCGCTCCTCCTATTGGCGGTGAACTTGCTGGAAGTGCGCCTGCTGCTCCAATCTCAGATATCTCCTTTCCTAGCAGTTCAGTACCTGCTGGCGCTCCCCCCGATTTAGGTAGCGCCATGTTTGATATTGCTAAAGAAGGCGCTAAAGCTGTTGGCATCGACACCCCGGCTAAAGCACTTTTTGCTGGCACACAAGCTGTATCAGCAATTAAAGGCTATCAAGACCAGAAGAACTACGAAGAAGACTACGCCCGTGCCTTGGCAGAGGAAGAAGAGCGTCGTCGACTCCAACGTGAGCAAGCCTACGCAACTATGCGGCAGTACCCGATTAACTTTGGTGCTGAAGGCGGCGTGATGGTGACAGATGAGCCGGGCGAAGATTTAGCCGCTGGCGGTCTGAAAGAAGGCAGCTTCATTGTCCCTGCTGACGTCGTTGCGCACCTTGGTAACGGCAGCACAGATGCTGGACTTAAAGCTCTGGCTAAAAAATACGGGGCTAAGCCTATTAAAGGTCCCGGAGATGGAATGAGCGACTCCATCCCAACGCACATCGAGGGCAGACAACGCGCCCGCGTAGCGGATGGTGAAGCAATTATTGAGCCGATGGTTACACAGAAGGTCGGTGCCAAGAACCTTTACGCAATGATGGACAAGGTTCGCAAGGCTCGCACAGGTACAACCAAGCAAGGTAGAGAAATTAACCCAATGCGCTACATGCCCGCGTAAGGAACAAACATGCCCACGCAAACCGTAAGTACAACAAGTGACGTCCCAGCCTTCCTAGAACCGTATTACACGGGCGCACCACAGGTCGGGCAACCCGGCCAAGCTGGCTACAAAGCTGCTGTTCCGGGGCTTATTCCCAAAGCCTACGAGTTTTATAGCAAACCCTACCAGGAAGTCTACGGTCAAGGGCTTCAGGCGTTAGGTCTTGAGGGTGCTGGTCGTATTGCCGGTATGTCTCCGTATCAGGCACGTGTTGGTCAAGAGCTTGGCGCTATGACTACGCCTGGTCAGTTTGGCGCGGCTACTCAGTACGGCATGGGTGCAGGTGATGTTTACGGCGCGCTATCTGGTCTGCAGGCTCCTACTGTTGGTATTGGAAGCATTACAGGTCAGGGCATCCTTGGCGCTTACATGTCGCCGTATCAGCAGGCTGTTACGGATATTCAAAAGACATCAGCAATTACTGACGCTCAGAAAGCTCAGTTGGCACAGAATCTTGCAGCATCGCGTCAAGGCACATATGGTGGCGCACGTCAGCTTCTGGCTACTACCGAGCGCGAGAAAGCCCTTCAGGGTCAGCTTGGCAACATTCAGGCTACGGGTCTACAGAACGCATATCAGCAAGCGCTGGCTCAGTTCAACGCTGAAAATCAGTTGGGCTTCCAAGCACAGCAGGCTAACCAACAAGCGGCTCTCCAAGCAGCCCAACAGCGTTTAGCCGCAGGTCAAGGTCTTGCTGGTCTGGCCGGTACGATGGCGAACATTGGCGTTGGTCAACAGGCCGCTGACATTGATCGTATTAAGACCATGGGCGCGTTTGGCGACCTCCAGCGTGGTATTAGCCAGCAGCAACTTGACGTTCAGTACGCAGATGCCATGCGTCGGATGCAGTACCCCGAGTCTCAGATTCAAGGTATTTCTGGGATTCTTCGTGGCGTACCGCTTACAGATACTACGCAGACTGCGGTTACTCCTCCGCCTAGCTTTGCTAGTCAGCTGGCTGGTCTGGGTCTCTCTGGCCTTGGCCTTTACAACATGATGAATCCTAAGTAAGGGAAACCAAATGGTAGCTCCTATGATTCCCGGACGTCCCATGGCTGGTATTACCGCTGGGAACCCTGATTTTATTGACACGCAGCGTCGTATCAGCCAGCTCGATAGCAATGTTGACCCTAAAAAAGATGAGTTGGCGCAGTACCTGATAATGCTGACTCAGCAAAACAAGGTTGGAACTCCTGAATACTTTATGGCTGCAGGCGAGTACGCTGAACGGGAAAATACGCGTAAAGAGCAGCAGGCTAAACAAGCAGATCAACCTCCAGTCATTAACAGACTTATTGCTTCTGCTGCCCAAGAAACCGCCATGAACCGTGGTGTGGCAGCAGTTCCAGCTCCTAATGTAGGTGGCTACGCCCCTGGCGGTATCGTTGCGTTTTCTAATGGCGGTCAGCCTTCTGTTGGTCCTGCCATGATGTCTACAATAAAGCCAGGCCCCGGCGTTTCGTTCTCTCAAGCTTTCCCCGGTGCCGCAGCTACTACGGCTTCGCGCATGCCGGGACTGTTTGGTCGAATTGGCGCGTTGACTCTTGGCCCGTTGGGTGCATTTGAAGCAATGACCGGCCCTTCTGGAGATGATATTGATCGCCTGAAAGAGTTTGAGCGGGCTAAAGAAATTCTCCGTAGCGCTGGATTTACAGACAAAGACATTAGCGCTTTGCCTTCAAAAGATGTTTACCGTATGGCCTCCGGCTATGGGTACAAACCGTCTCAACCGGATGTAAGAACAGCAGGCGCACCAACGCCAGTTCCAGTACCCGCACCCGCTCCAGAAGCGCCTCCTCCTGCACCTGAAGCTAAACCTCCAGGTATTAGCGCTTTGTTGCCGTCTACTAGACCCGACTATGGCAGTTTAATGGCTAATGTTAAGTCCATGACTGGCAACATAATGGGCGCTGCACCTACGGTACCAACTGATCAAAGCGCGCTTACTTCTGAGAAGAAAATGTACGAGGAAGCTGGCGTTGATTTTGGCCTGTTTAAGAGACAAATTGCTGAGGAGCGCAAAGCTCTGGAGGCATCTAAAGGTGATCGCACTGAAGCGGCTAACCTACGCCTTATTGAAGCCGGTTTGGGCATCCTTGGCGGCGAGTCTCCCCATGCCTTCGTCAACATCGGTAAGGGCGCATCTCCTGCCGTTAAAGGTTTTGCTGAGGACATTAAAGAGCTTAAGAAGATCGAACGCGATCGCAACAAAGCCATTCGTGATCTTGAAATTGCGGATAACCAGCTTGCCCAAGGTCTTGGCAAGAGCGCTTCTGATCGTAAGGCTAAGGCTGAAAAACGTCTTGATGATTACAACGAGCGTACTGCTATGATCCAGTCTCAGATGGCTAACACCCTATTTAGCAATGAGATGCAAGCCTACCTCAAAGGGCTGGATATTCGTTCTACTGAAGGGTATCGTACTGAAGCACTTACCCAGAACAAGATTGCTGCTGCGCAAGAGACTGCCGCAAAGATAATGAACAGCGATAAGTTCTCTGGATTGAAGGCTGGCTCACCAGAATACGAAGCTGCATTTAACAGCCTTGTTCAAATGTTGTTGCGCCAAGGTAAACCAGGAGAAAGTGCTGCAGGTACTAGACCAAACATAGCTGGTCGATTTGATGCGCAAGGTAACTTAATCAAGTAAAGGCATACCATGGCTGTTTACGCCCAGTTAGCAGATGGACGACTGTTAGAGTTTCCTGATGGCACATCTCAGGAGGTAATGACAAAAGCCGTTAAACGCTTTTTAATGACTGAAAAAGGCCCCGAGACGGGCCTTGGTTCTAAGCTAGTTGGGGGTTTTAAGCGTACCGTTTCTGACATTCAGACGGGCATTGAGTCTCTCTACGATCCGGAAGGCGCTGCGCGTCGAGGGCTAGAAAGACAGGAAGAACTTGGACTTCAGTACGCTCCTGGTACGGACCTTGAAGCCGTAAAGAAAGCCTATGCTGAGCGTGGGTTGTTTCCCGCTGCTGGTGAAGTTGTTAGTCAGATTCCTGGCGCAGTTGCTGAACAGGTTCCCACTATTGCTAGTACGTTAGCCAGCGCCCGTGCTGGCGCTATGGCGGGTCGTCGTTTTGGCCCTCTTGGTACTCTTATTGGTGGTGCTGCTGGTGCAGCCACACCTACTATGGCGCAGCTTTTTGGCGCTAACTTACAGCGTCAGGCTGAAGAAGGTCAGGAAATATCCAGAGGCCGTGCCGCTGCAGCAGCCGTTCCGGGTGCAGCTCTTGAAGTTGCATCTACCTTCATTCCGTTGGGCGGCAAGGTTATCAGCAAGATTCTTGGGCCGGGTGCAGAGGAGCTTCTTGCCCGTGGTGGTTCAAAGATCGTAGAAGAAGGTTTAGTTAAAACTTTAGCTAAAGGCACCGCTGTTGGTGTCATGGCTGAAATCCCAACTGAAGTTACCCAGCAGATGCTTGAGCGTCTGCAAGCAGGTTTACCTCTAACTAGCCAAGATGCTCTAGCTGAGTACGGTCAGGCTGCATATGGTGCCGGTCTTGTGGGTGGTCCGTTTGGTGCCGTTGGTCGTGTCGGTCAGCGCTCTGTTGCTCGGGGTGAGCAGGCTGATGAGTTGCGTGAAAAACAGCGCCTTGAGTCTGAGATTGCCGCTAAAGAAGCTGCCGCAGCAGAAGAAGCCGAGACTGCCCGTAAAAAATCCCCTGAATATCGCATTGAGCTGATCGGCAAAATCAACGAAGCAGAAGACCGGTTAAAGCAAGTAGAACCAATTGCTAAAGATAAATCTGCTGATCCAGATGTTCGCAACGAAGCTATTGCAGAAGCTAAACAGCTTAAAGAGCAACTGAAAAAGCTAAACGAAGAAATGAAAGCTTCCATGAAGGAAGCCGGATTAGCGCCCACACTTAAGGAAGCTATTGCTCAGAAGCCTCGTGAAATGCCTGTAGTTGACGAGTTTGGTAATGTGGTTAAGCCAAAAGGTGCGCCGTTAACCGAGGAAGAGTACGGGCAAAAGCTTGACGACGCCGCTACCAAATGGAACGAAACACGCGAAAAGATTTTTGAATTACGAGCTAAAGAAGAAGCTCGTCAAGCTGCTGAAAGAGATAAGTACAGCGAGCAGGTAACAAAGAGCATTAAAAATTACCTCACCGGACTTGATGAGCTGGACGAAGCTAACCTTGAACAGCGCACAAAGCTAGAGTTAGAGAAGCGTGAAAAGGGCGAAAAAGAAGCGCTGCAGCAGCGCGCGCTAGATCGTACCCAGCGGATTGTTAATGACTTTGGTTTTCACATACTAGGGTACAGCATTGACCCTGAAGTTCTTCGTCTTAAAAACGAAATTGAAAATCTTAGCCGTCCTGAATCCATTGCAGCGGCTCCTGACCGTGATGCTCGCCTTAAACAAATTGATGATTTAAAAGCTGAGTTAGATAAAGCTCAGCAAAATGCGTCGCCTACTAGCCGCGAAGGTCTACGGCGCTTGATCGACGAGGGGCGTGTTAGTCGTGATGTCACAAACGCATTAGGCATTAAAGGGTTGGGCGGGCGCACTGTATCTGCTACAGATGCGTTACCAAAAATTGAAGCACGTATTAACCAGCTAGAAGCCCAACGCAAAGCTTTAACTGCGTCAGAAAAGCAACTGATAGATGGCAATAACGAGCTTACACCTGCTGGACAAAAGCTTGTTGCAGTAGATGTTCAACTAAACGAGTTGAAGCGGCTTCGTACTGTCGGTCAACAGGCAGAAGAAACCGGCGTTGAGAAAGGTGTTGGCGCTTCTGTACGGGAAGCTTTCTTAGGAAAGGCACCTGCTTTAGCTGACGACATTGATCTGACTGTCCCCATCACGCCATATATTGCAGAGCAATACAGAAAAGAAGCTGAAAAAGCTAACGTGCAGGCCACCGGAGCATATTCCGACATGGCTATGTTGTTGGACGACTACCAAAAAGGCAGATTCTTTGGTGAAAAAGGGGCGCAGCGTGACATAGAAGCTGCCAGCTACACACGTGAAGGCCTTCTCAGAGAAACAGAAGAAGCTCGTAAACGCGTTATTGACAATTTAATCCGTGAGATTTCTTACCAGCGGTTAGCCGAAAAGAGACCTGCTTTCACTCGTGACGAAGCTATCAAGGTTGCGTTTGACGTTAACAATATCCTGGAAGAGCTAGTCAACCGTGGAACCGCACTCCCCAGTGGGCAGTTCTTAGAAATTGTCGGGCAGCGCCCTGCACAGATGCGCGGTGATAAGATTGTTAAAGCCGCTGAGCCTATCGCCCGAGACAGCCGTAATTTGAAAGACCGCCAGTTTGGTGCTCCTGCGCAGGCCGTAGAAGTATTAGCGGAGAGTATTAACCAAATAAAACAGCAAGCTATTGCTGCCTCTGTTCGTGCTGTCCGCGCTGACAAAGAGACGCTGCAGCTTCGTAAAACTCCTAGAGAAGCGCAGCCTGATCTGGTTAAAGACCTTGATCGCGTCCTCCGCATGGAGGATCTGCAGCCTGAAGTTCGGGATGTTCTTGAGCAAGCTCAGCGCCGGATGGAAGAGGGCGGCATTAGCGTTGAGCTAGAAGAGCTTCTTGATGAGCAGGTAGGCCGCATACTGCGTGGCACCGACAAGCCGTTTACTGTTGAAGCGTTCCGCACCGCTGATGTAACCAAGCCAGCCGGTAGACGCGCTATGGCGGCACGGGCAGATGTTAACGCCCCCCTTATCGACGATATTCAAAACCGGATGCGTATTGATTCTGAACTGGCTCAGTATGCACAGGGTGAGCAACGTACGCTTGTTCCTCGTGGAGAAGGTTTTGCCGAGGTTGATGTTCAGGGTAGCTTGTTTCCAGAAACAGAAGCTACGGCTCGCGCCACTCCCGCTCAGTTTCAGCGTTTACAAAAGTCTGGGAAAGTACGGAAAGAGCAGAAAAAGGTTGCTGAAGCTAAACAAAAAACCGAAGAAACCGAACGTGAAATTCGTGCAGCTGCACGGGCTGTAAAAGAAGAACTGCGTCCTGAAGCTATACAAAGCAGAAAGCGCGATCTTCTTGGGCGTATTCAACAGTTGATGCAAGAAACAAAGCAGAAAATTGAATCTGCTAAGTTTGAAACTCCCGATAAGCTTATGGAGAAGGTTAAAGAAGAACCTGCTCGGGCTTTGTTAAGCCGCATCGAGATAGCGGCTAAGGATTTAAAAGCTGAAGATGCTGAGTTTGAAATGTCTACGGAAGGTCTGCGCCTTACCTGGGTTCCTGACTCAACGCTTAACGCATGGGCGCGGCTAGATGAGAGTATTGCTAAAGAAGCTAAGAACATTAAAGAACTAGAACGCTTGGCAGCTAACGCCGAGAAAGGTTCTTTGGAGCAACGTAAAGCACAGGCACTGGCTAAGCAGCAACGTGTTGCTGTGCAACAAGTACTTACGGCTCGTAAAAAACTAGCTGAACAGTATGCGGATCGTCAACGTGCTTTAGAGACACGTATTCAGTCAGGGCTTGGTTTACCTGGACGCAGAGTTACTGTTGAGCAAAGACCGACAAAGCGCAAAAAGACCAAGGAAGAATACGCCGCTGAAATGAAGGCGTATAAAGCGTTGCCCGCTAAAGAGCGTGAACTTACCCAAAAACCCACTAAGTTTGAAGCTGGTAGCGCACGACAGGCAAAAGTTGTTCCGATTAAATCTAAGGAGCAACTGGATAAAGAAATTGCTGCGCGTCGCCAAGAACAGCTTGATGATATCCGCCGCCGGGCTAAAGTTGGTTCAGTTGAAACAGTAGTTCAGAAAACCAAAGAAAAAGAACTAGACGCTAGACGGGCATTTAATGACGCTAAAGCTAAGCGTGATCTTTTTGAGTTAGCTGTTAAGAAGGGCGAAGCTAAAAAAGACCCGGCAAAGCTAAAGCGACTGAATCAACAAGTTGAAACAGCTAAAAACAAGCTCGACGATATACGTAGCGATTTACGGTTGATGACTTCTGGGGACATCGAGAACATTGTTCGTCAACCCAGCCGTGGTCCGATTGGTGGTCCGGTTCAGTGGTACGACAAAAAGTTTACGCCCGATCAGATGCGCAGCATGTCTGGTCTTGGTATTGATACGTTTAGCCCAAGAAGTTTTTCGGTCGATGACTCTATCGACTTTGCTGTGGGTGAAGGTCAGGGTGGCGGTATTGACCAAGCTGCGGCTGATAAGCGCATGGCTGAGGTTGAGAAGAAGCTCCCCGCAGGTATTAAGTTCAAGTACTTTCCCACCATGGAGAGCGTCACCGTTGACATCCTCCGGGAAATGTCTAAGCAGGGCGTTGATATTTATAACACCTACATCCGTGGCGGTGTGAAGCCGGATGGCACCGTGTTTGTTATCGGCGGGAATCACGTTGACATGGTAGATCTGGAAAAGACTATCGCGCACGAGTTTGTCGGCCACTTTACTTTCGAGGGTATGCTCGGTCCTGACGGCATGAAGAACCTGCTGGGTCGGGTAGATAAGTCTCTGGGTGGTGTGTTTAAGCTGGCCGATACGCTCGGCGTAGCCGAAGATGCCCGTAATGCCTACGCTGCCGGTCTGAAGTATGGCCTTAGCCCCAAGGATGCTGAAGTAAAAGCCTTGAAGGAAGTCATCGCCTACACGATGGAGAAGCGGGTTGACTCGAAATTCTTGGAGAAAGCTAAGCGCTGGATTCAGGAAATGGTTGGGGCTTTCCGTGCGTTGCTGAAGAAGATGGGTCTGCTGGATGCCGCAAGCCTGTCAACGTCTGACCTCTTCTACATGATGAAGCAGGCCAATAAGTACTTCGAGGAAGGCAAGCCAATTGCCTACAAGAGCGCAGACGGCGACATTAGCTTCCGGGCTATTGAGCCTAAGTACGGCGCTGGCATGGAAGATCTTGGCGCTCTGGCAGATAAAGTTGTCGGTAGCCAGAAAGGTTTTGTTGACAAGATTAAAGCCAACACCATGGGATTGGCTGGCCGCGTGCAGTTTGTTGACCGTTGGGCCGCACTGGAAGAAGCCGTTAAGCGTGGTGTTGACAAGGGCATTATCGACTCCCTGAAGGCTGGGGATGTCATGTACTTTGCTCGAATAGCAGACCAGCGCCATGCGCTGACATCTGAGGTAGCAACTAACGGAAACCTTAAACTAAAAGAAGTCAAGCGTCCTGACGGTAGGATCGAAAAGATCGTTGAATCTGAGCGTAGCGCAAGCCTGAAAGATGTTGCTGAGGCGTTGCAAAAAGCTAACGTGGGCGATGCTGACGCTACTAACCGTTTATTCACCCTGTATCTGGCCGCTGAACGTGCCCAGAATGTTGGCCTTGATAAGCTGAACTTCAGCGGGAAAATTACCGAAGCTGACATGAAGAAAGCGCTTGCTATGGGCCGGGCTAATCCAGCCTTCCAAGAAGCGCGGAAACTGTACAACGAGTACAACAAGGGTTTGATTGAGTTTGCCGTTAAAGCTGGTGCGATGAGTAAAGAGCTAGGGGCTAAGCTTCTCGCTAAAGGCGATTACATTCCTTACTACCGTATCCGAGGCGGTGTTGCTGAGCTGTTGATTGGCGGTGAGAAGCCTATCCAGATTGGCGATACGAAGAGCCAGCCTTATCTAAAAGAACTTATTGGTGGCGATGAGGCCATCATGGACTTCTTCACGTCGTCGCTGCAGAACACTAGCCTGCTGACGGACATGGCGCTGCGCAACATGGCGACATACCAAGCGGCTAACGTGCTGAAAGATCTAGGCGTAGCTAAGGTTGTTAAGGGTACTGGTCCAGCAGGCAAAGACGTCATTCGCTTTAAGTACAACGGCGATGAATACTACGCGCAGATTGATACACAGGCTAAAGAAGATTTGTTTGGTGATATTCCATCTGAACTTATCGTCACTGGCATGGAAGGTATTAAGGTCATTGTCCCTGGTGTCGTTCGTGGTCTTGCTGGCCCGGCTAATATTCTGCGTAAATTTATTACGCGTGACCCCCGCTATGCAGTGCGTCAGGTTTTCCGTGATTCGCTGACGGCGTCCATGACTACTGGATCAAACATGATCCCGCTGGTTTCTACGATGGGTCAGCTAAGCACGCTTTACAAAGAAGGTGCCGGTGCTCTTCAACGACGTGGTATAACAACCGGGCAGGTCATTACCGGCGCTCCTGAAGACATGAACAAGATTCTTCAGCAGATCACTTCTGGTAAGCCTGGCTGGGACATGGCGATGGCTAAGCTCGATCAGTTTGCGATGGCTGGTGATGCGGCAACCCGCATGGCGCTGTACAACTCTTTCCTGAAGCAAGGACTGTCTGAGCGCGAGGCCACCATGGCTACGCTGGAGTCGATGAACTTTGGACGCCGTGGCGTATCGCCTTCGATCTACTTCCTGAACGCAACTGTTCCGTTCTTCAATGCCGGTATTCAGGGTCTGGATGTTCTGTACCGTGCGTTCACTAACCAGATGCCGTACGCCGAGCAGTTGAAGGTTAAGCAGAAGCTGTTGGCTCGGGGCGCTTTGATGGCTGCGTTTACATGGGCTTATGTCGCCATGATGCAGGACGATGAGGCGTACAAGAACGCTACCCCAGAGCAGCGTTACGGCAACTGGTTCATTCGTATCCCAGGTATGGAAGAGCCGTTCCGGGTGCCTATCCCGTTTGAATTGGGCTTGATCTTCAAGGCTATCCCAGAAGGTTTGATGAACGCTGCCATCTCGGATGAGAAAGGCTCGAAGATTGCTGGCGATCTGTTTAAGCAGATGATGCGTTCAATGCCGGGTAATCCAGCAGAAGCTGGCGTACCGGTACCAACATTCATGAAGCCGCTGATCGAGACGGCGCTGAACAAGTCGTTCTTTACGAACCGTGACATTGTTGATGCCCGGTTAGAAGGTCTTGATAAGCGCTTCCAGTACCGCGACAAAACGCCTGAGTTGTTGAAGATTCTTGGCCCGTTGTTCGAGGTTATTAATCTGTCTCCTGTACAGGTTGAGAATCTAGTCCGTGGTTACACTGGCTCGCTGGGTGTTGGTTTACTAAGCGTTGTTGACCCGATCTTACGCACTAAAGAAGCTGGCGCTGCTGCACCAAAAGGCATGTCAGAGGTGCCGTTCGTTGGTCCAATCATCGGCGGTCTGTTCCAGCCTAACGACGCTGGGCGCGTAATTAACGAAGCCTACGACAGCGTCAAGGAGATCCAGTCTCGTCAGAACACGTATCGGAAACTGAGAGAAGAAGGCCAGACCAAAGAAGCTGAGGAATACCTGAAAGAAAATCTGCCTGCTTTACAGGCTTCGTCTGCGGCAGGTGCTTTCCGTCAGCAGATGGGTGAAATTACTAAGGCTGAGCGTGCAGTCAAAGCAGCTCCTCCCGACATGATGACGCCTGAACAGAAACGGAAACGCCTTGACGAATTGCGCGAGTTGAAGAATAACTTGGCTCGTCGGATGAACGAACTCAGCGCACGAACAGAACGCCAAGCCGCCCGTTAAAGATACAGACATGTGTCTTGCCGTAAACGCCAGAACCTATGGCGGCTTTGGCTATCTCTAAACGGACGGTTTCGGTGTCGAGGCAGGGGACGAAAAACCCCTGCCCCTTTTTAAGCTGCTTCCAAGGATAGCGGCGTACTAGTTTCTTCATCGCCCTCGATCTTCCGGGAGATCTTTATTGCGTTGACTCGGGTTGGCGGTCCCTTGGTTTTCGACATCAGATCTTTCTTCAGGTAGGACACGGCGTATTTACTCTCCATCTCCTTCTTGAAGTCTGAGTACCCGAAGCTGTGTTCGTTGCAGTACTTCTTCAGGCGCTTCTCTTCGATGTAGTAGTCGATATGCCCCGGCGTTACGCCATGCTCAACCCTACCGCAGACCTCAGTCCGTGAAGTACTGACGTCGATCACCCCATCATCGCCAAGCGAAGCGGTCAACGCACCGTTCAATGTCTTAACGATAATAAGTTTGCCGTAGTAGTCTGACGTGTAGGAGTTCAGCACATCTTCAGCCGTGCGCAGATTGCCCTTCCTTACGCCTCGGGCATCATCAACTAGGCTCTTCAGAAAGCGAATCACCGTCTCGATGGGGTAACGCATAATCCCAGCTTCAGCCGCCAGCATTGCGCCAGCCACCACGGTAGTACATCCAACCTGCCAGAAGCGTTCCTGACTGACGAAGTTCATTTCTTTCTTCAGTCTGATGCCGACTTCACGCACCACCTGCCTAGCCCTATCAGGGTTATCCACTAACCACTGCACATACATGTGACCAGCAACGCCGTAGTTCATTCGTAGGCTTTCGATCAGCGCTTCATCTTCAGGCGTGAGGCTCAGAACCTGGGTCGGATTCCACTCCAGCAAGCGAAGCATCTCACCTTGGGACGAATGTTCCCGGCTATCCAGCAAGTCCTTGGCGTGCGTATTGGAGGTGAATAGCGTCTGCGTCTGCCATTGCGTGTCATTGATTCGCTCTTTGTTAGCTCCCGATTCCATCCGGTCTTTACCCTGACCTTCAGACATATCCAACAAGAAAGCCGAGAACCATTCAGGAGCAGTGCGGTTCTTCTGTGTGATCTCGTCTGACAGCAGGGGCAGGTTCTTCAGCAGGCCAAGGCGTTGCTGCATCGTTACGTCTGATGTGCCTTTGCCTGTGCGGTAGTAAACCGGATGCCCCCAGACGCTAGATACGAGGTCCATCGAGAGCGACTTACCCGTACCGGAATCTGTTGACCCGATGTGCCATGTCAACCCGTTAAAGGTTGTGTAGCGCATCAGCGGTGTGGCAAAGGCGATCAGAGACATCGTCAGCACGCCGTCTAGTTTGTGCCGCATGATCATGTTGACCACCTTGCGCCACTCGTCGATGGATCCGGTTGGCCTACAAGCTTTGTTCAGGTTGCCCAGGTGCCGCATCGGGATGTGCCGTGGAGGCAGACCAGCCGAATAGATATGCTCGTTAAAGACAAATGTCCCGTCCTCTTGCCATCCGTAGCTGGGCGGCACCTTGATGACTCGGTTGTTGATGGAGGCTTCTTCCACTGCCGACCGGACGTACTCGAACAGGTTTTTATCGTTCCAGCCACCAGACGCTAGGACGTTCTGCTCAGCCAGCGCCTTCAGGGTTTCGTCCTTGGATACCACCGCCCTCTGATTCAGCGTGACTTCCATCGCTCCTGTGGCACGCAGGGCTACCATGTGGACCATGTGCTCGTCTTCGTGCTGAAGGATATTAACTACAAACAAGTCATAGGGAAGAATCATTACCTGCTTGGTAACATCTTTTCCTTCGTCGTCCTGCATCTTGACGTCCCGAAACACACCGCCTTTTGCCCCGAAAGAAAAGCCCTTCGGCGCGGCTGGTCTGCGCAGGGTAGTCGTGGATATGGGTGCGGCTTCGGGCAGGTCTACGGTCTGTTCTGCGGGTTCTGGGAGGACAATCTCCTTGGCTTCCGTCTCTACCTTCAGCTTCCGACCCAGCGCCAAAGGGTTGGTGATCTTGCCGAAATGGGGACAGCTTGTGCAGATGCCGGGGTTCTCAGAGTCCAGTTTCAGACAGGGGTACGGCCCCTTGATCTCCCGTAGCTTCTGCGCCATCCGGTCTGGGGTATAGGGGTGCAGTTCCGACAGCTTAATCGCCCACTCCCCACCGTCATCGCATTTTTGCGCTAATGACAGCATCCCACGCCAGAGCGGCTCCATCCCATCTTCTTGGGCATGGCTCATGTAGTGAGCTAGTTGTCCGCACCCTGTACCTTCTTCCGTACGCTTGGCGATCTGGGCGAACAGCGTTTCACTATTCTCGATCAGCTTCAGCGTTGTCGTAGTGGGCGCAGTCTTGGGACGTTGCCCCGGTAGGCTGGCGAGCGTGTTCTCGTAGGTAGGTGCCTTCAGCTTAGACTTGATAAAGGAGTCCAGCTCAAACAGAGAAAACTCCCTGCTGTGTGCCTGAAGAACCTTGACCGGGCGTGGCTTAGCCTTCTTGAAGTTAAACGTACCCGGTACGCGCAGTACCCTCGCGGCGTCAGCCGTGCAGTTCCAGTCGATGATCAGACCTTCTTGCTTGCACAGACGTTTAAAGTTTTCAGCTATTGGTTTCCACTGAGCGATAGGCACTTCCTCATCGAAAGGCCAGTAGATGTGAAAGCCACCCCCCGATGACACGACGATAGGCTGACCGAGTTCGGCCATGCCTGTCTCCCCCATGAACTTCTCGAACGCGGCAATCGCTTCCTGTCGACTCTGGTAGGCCTTCTCACCGCCGAGGTCTACGTCCATGAACAACGACTTCATAGACTTAGCGTTGTCAGCTAAGCGGTTATCAGGCGTACGAAAGTTCGCTAAGGCGAAGTACGCGTCTTTATTCTCTGCCGCAAACTTGTTTGCAGCATCTAGCACTTCATCGAGCGTGTCGACGAAGATGTGTTCCTTCTTAGCAGTCGTGAACTCAGCAACGCAGTAAACGCCAGAGGAAGGAAGCACAGCCGCTAGAAAATCAAGCGGTTGCATAAAGTCCCCTTTGTTTACGCGTTGTGTAGTTTTTTGTCGAGCGTATGTACTACGTTATCTAGTTCTTGAATCCGCGCCGCAAGACGCTTCACGAGTTCGCGCTGAGCTTCTATGGGTAAACTTTCATCGTCTAACCACAGGTCACAGTACTTAACTAGTTCTTTATCGGTCAGAGCTTGAGGTTGAAAGTTGTACATAAAATTCTCCACGCATCGTCGGTTTGAGATGTTTTCTTTAATACGGCAATCACCTGCGCCACGCGCTCTTGATACGCTGGCGTTACATCGGTTGCTCCCGTAAACCAGTTGTAAATCGTTTGTCGACTCGCGCCGACTATCTGGGAAATACGCTGCATTGATACGTCACGGCGCACTGCCCAGCGCCCAAGCTCGGTACCAAGACCTTCTGGGGCGTCATGTATTGTTTCGATTATCTTTTGTGAGTAAGGCATAGCGTCCAAGGGGTGCCGAAGCACCCCTGTATCAGGTTAGTCGTCTGTATCCCATTCTGCAACTGTATCAGCCAAGGTTGATTTCTTAGCTGTGGGTGCTGGAGCGGCTTTCTCCTTGCGGACTTCAGGCTCATCCACTTCTTCGGCAACAGCCTCGGGTTCGGGTTTTACCTTAGTCTTTGCAGGAGGCTTACCCTCTATGGCAACGGGCTGCACGGAGTCAGTCTGCGCCACCGTCATGGTGATAGCGCGGAGCGCATCAGCAGTCTTACCCTGCTTAATAGAAGCCTCGTGCTCTTCGTCTGTCAGCCAGCGCATAGGCTTGAAGAACAGCTTGGGGGACTCAGACTTGGTATCGAACTTCATCCGTGTCACAACCGTGTCAGGGCTTACCGACTGAGCCGCCAGCCAGCGTG